TATATCCCAATATCCACAAGACGGTTCAATGCAAATCTTATAAAAATCGGAACTTATAATTATAAGTGTCGGCAGCTTATCGAGAATGTCCTGCAAAGTGTAAGTTTCATGATAATAGTCGTAATTCGTATCGGCATCCGGAGAGGTTACAACCATGTTGTCTGCATCTGATTCATTCCATTCGAAACACATGCTTCCATCGCTTGTACTCAGTCCAAGCTCCTGCAAATGTTTCATCTGTTCGACTGATAATACTTGTTTTGATTTCATAATCATTGCTTTTTATTAGGTATTAAATCATCCAAATACGCCCATTCTTCAATGGCATCTTTGGAACACTCGTAATCATCGCACTCTTCATTGTCCCAGCACTGCTCTGTTACATTCCAATAGCGGACACCGTAACCAGTTCCAGTGCTTAATTTCCCATATACAAGGCATGGTATCTGCGGATAATGTTCATTTTTGTATTCTCCATGAGCTTGTGGCACTTCATCTTTAGTCTTGTGCCACACGCTGTTGATATGCCAGTTCGCACCGGCAATAAATCCTTCTTTAAATTCATCTGCACCACATTCGCAACAATCGAATGCTGTATTATGACCGTTACAATGTTCGCAATATTCACGTTCTGAACATGGATAGGTTCCATTACAATTATAATGCTTATGAATTGCTTCCCTTGCCGCTTCTTCTACTGTCTGTTTCATAATTTAATCAATTAGGGGTGATGTGGTTGAATGTTCAATTCGTTCTCTATAAATTTCTGTAACTTATGGGCGCATTCCGAGCATAAGTCGGCTTCTTGGATGAATATATCCTCCCTCCCACCAACAGAGCCGCCATCCCATTTATCCACCTTGAAATCCAATCTTGCGCTGCGAAAATACGATGGCTGTATCTCTCTTCCGCATGCATCACATATTATCGTTACTTTTTTCATATTTATTTTGAAGGTTTATTAATTACCAAGTCGCACTCAGGTGCCCATCCTAAAGATTTCGCACCATCCCATACATTGTATAACCATTCATCCACATACCCCTTTTGTAGATTAAAATTAGAATGATGGAGGTTAATTATCTCAACCTCGTTGCCAATCTTAGATTTATCTGGGTGATTGGCTATTTTTACTCTTTCTCCAATTCTAAATTTAGCTTTCATTACTTCCGTTTTTTAGTTGGTATATAAATTGGGGATGCTTTCCCTTTATTGTTTTTATTTATGCCATTCATTTGTTCAACCATCTTTTGATTAAAGATGATTGAACTGGCAAGTCCTTTGATACTCTTTCCCATATTAGTTCCTTTCTATATCTGTTTGTTACAAGTTAATTCCTCCCCCCTTTTTTTGCGTCTACGTTGAAAATCCAACATAGATTTTTTCCTAACATTAAGAGCACGTGACATTTTAATAAAAGTCCATATTGTCAAAATAAATACAATGACAGATGAAATACCTCCGACAATTATATATGTACGTACTAATCCCGTCAATCCGGATTGATTCAAATAGTCAATAAGTTCTTTCATAATCAATCTCCTTCCTCTCTAATCTGTTTCACGAATACATTTTTAAAATGCAAATTTTCACCTCTCTCTATGCTATGCAAAAACAGATTGTATTCAGCTTCTGAAAAATGAGAATAATACTTCGTAAAACATGTTGGACACTCTTTTATAGAGACTATCCCAATACGAGCTTCTGCAATCCCACAGATATGCTTATGGTAATCGTTGAGAATACTTGTACCACATTCGGGACATTCAAAAACTAACGGATTATAGGCCCCGACAAGGGGAATCCTATATTTGTTATCTATGTCCATTTTCAGTCTCCTTTCTCTTTAATCCGTTCCAGTACATCCTTGTTGGCTTCGAGTATCTCATCGAAAGACGGGATGGGAAACCATGCAACAACATCATCTATCACTTCATCATAATAGCCGCCATTACTTTTCATCCATTTGTTTTCAGATGAAAAATACGCTTTGAATATATCACCATTCATAACCATTACAATACAATCGCCAGATGTGTCACAACCAGCCTTGTCCTCAACGCTCACCCACGGAAATTGCTTTGCCTGCCATGCTGCACCTTCCTTAAATGCTCGTAATGCAATCGCTTTTGCTAATGCCTTGATAGCTATACAATCTCTTTCATCATAGGCAAGCTCTGCATCTTTATTATATGTACTTTCACTCCAATGAGTGCGGGCTGCTTCTTCTACTGTCTGCTTCATCATTGTTAGTTTTAATTATTTATTAATAACCACCGCCATCGTACTTATAGATGTCCCACTTTCCTTGAATTCTCCGGCGCCGATTTCAAATACTTCTCCACGTACATCTTCCAACCATTGGCGGAAGTCGACACATTTCTTTTCCGAAGCGAATTTCCAGTGCGGGCTGGTAATGGCTGCGAGCGTTCCGCCGGCTTCTAAATGTTCATACATCATTCTCACATGCTCTATATCCTGATTGTTTGAGAAAGGCGGGTTGGCAATAATCTTGGTATAGCTTCCTACGCTGTCCTTTGTAAAATCTTCATCAAGCAGTATCACATTTTCCAACGAATGCAAAAACTCTCTGTTTTCCGGCATCAGTTCATAGCATTCTACTGTTACGGAAGGACAAGCCCTATGAATGGCTTTAATGAGAGCACCACGACCGGCACTCGGCTCCAATACCGTATCATTTTCATGTATTCCGCCGGCAAGCATGACCAGCCAGTCCGCCACCTCAGCCGGCGTTTCAAAAAACTGGTAATCCTGTTGCAGGTTGCATCGCTTACCCTCGTGAAGAATACTAAACACACGTTCCGCATTAAATGGGAAAGTAAAACCTTGCACCTTTCCACCTTGCCAGGAACCGCCGGCTTCCTCAATCCACTTCTTAGCCTCGGCATACGATTTCTTGTTGAATTGCACATTGGGAAGTTTCAACAAACCGTTCTCCAAGGTACAATGCCGCAATATCTCTTCAACGCTCCAGCTTTTCCCGCTGTCAGCTGTACCTTTCTTGCTTTCTTTGTTCTCCTCAATGCCTAACAGTCTGTTCAATGATTTTTGTACACCGATAGCAATGGAGGCATTGACTGACATCCACTCCAGTATGGCTGTCAGAAACTCGGTGTCTACATGTCCGGTCTCGTCATAAATGGTTTCCTTGTCAATCAGGCTCGGAAGCTGCTTGAATGGTTCAAGGCTACCATGTAACGTTTCGATTAAAATCTCTTTTTTGTTCGTCATAACTCTTTTGTAAATAAATTCTTGTTGTGTCCACACTCCCATGGCCGAGAAGGTCGGCCAGTTGAATGACATCCTTATTTTTTTTCAGGAACATTTTTGCGAAAAAATGCCGGAAGGCGTGCGCGTGCATCTTCCTTGAGTCAATACCGCAATGTTTGCCCCATGCTTTCAAATGTTGTGAAAAACCTCGTTGAGTTAACGGGCCGAATTTCCCAACAGCGAGAAGTCCTGTTTTGCCAGCCTCTTTCATGTATGCCATTGCTTCCTGTCTCAACTGTTTTTGGAAAAAGAAGCGACGGTATTTATTACCTTTACCGCGAAGCGTAACCTCACCTGCCGCTATGTCTTCCCACGTGAATTGTTGGAATTCTGATAGACGTGCGCCCGTTGTACCCAGTACCTTGATAAAAAAGTAGTAATCCTTGTTGGATTTCGTTTTCAGAAAATCCAGTAGGCGGTTGTACTCCTCTTCTGTCGGGACGTTGTTTACATCGAGCTTGCGCTTCATCTTAGGCCTTTTAAGTTCTATCGGTTTCTTTAACCATTTCGAGAACTTTTCTAAAGCGGTGATACGCAAACGGATAGTTTGCGGGGATAGTGATTTCTCTTCCAAAGTCCGTATAAACCTCTTGCAGTTTTCCATACTTATATCATTGGCATATTCAAAGTATTGTTTCAAAGAGGTGTGGTAAATATCTACAGTATGCGAAGAGTAATCATTGCTATCGGTAAGCCATACTATAAAATCATTCAACAGTTTCCTGTTCTTTTCTGAAATGGTATCAAGCCTTTCCAATGTCTTTATTTTCTTTTCCCGACGGTTATACCCGATTTTAAGGTGGAATAATAAATCACAAATGGCTTCACTCATCAATGGATAACGTGCCCCAATATTGGCATTTTCACGCTTATAAGCCAGATAACCACGGCGATTGACTTCTTCGGCACTTTCAAGAAAATCCGTTACATATTTGATATATTTGCCGATGGTATCATAAGTTCTACTTGTTGTATACAAGTAGGAAATATAATCGGTTAAAATCTTTTGCCTGTCATTATTCATTGCTTATTCCTTTTTCTTGATTTAATCTTGATTGGATTGTTTTTTGTTCCGGTACCGAACCATTCTAAGCGGAAACCGTGTATCCGGAGCCAGTATTTAAAAGCGGGGATAGTTGTCAGTTGCATAATCAATGACTTTTAATTTTCTTATATTTACCGCACTTCTTGCAGAAATAGTGACGGACGGTGTACCAACTGCTATCACCCCAATCATCAACAGCTTCAACTCTCCTCTCAAATAAGTATTCCCACTCGTGGCAACAGAACCATTTCTTTATAATGGCATCAATTAAATGCTTCATAACCAACTGTTCTCCTTTACAATTCTACCATCGTCTAACAACGTGTATAGTTTACCCTTATATGCCAGAGCGAAACACCATTGGCGGGCATACTTCAAATACTGATGCAATTTGTATCTATGCTGGTATTTCTGCATCTCTTTTTCTATTCTTTTCTTCATGTTCTTCGATTTAATATTTCCCTTTCAATGATTTTCTTTGCATTAAAGCCGAATAAGCCTTTCTTTTGCTCATGAAAATCCGCAATAGGTATTTCGTTTATATAGTAATAGAAAGCTTCGTAACCGTCTGCAAAGTTGCGAGCAAGAAACCCATTAGGGTGAGTGTTCATATATCTTTCAACGGCTATTATCACTCTTTGGGCATAACCGGGAAACATCTTAAACTCTAATTGCATCTGCTTGTAATTGCAGAGAGGACAGCCGACACAACCGTGACGGCTCAAATTATATGGAGCGTCATAATACTTTGAATATGGCAATCCGTATTTTCGGATATAGCTCCAAACATCTTCTTCCGACCATGTAAGAATAGGAAGAATATGTTTGGCGCCTTTCATCCACTTACGGGTGTCACACTGTTCTGGTTCATAATCTTTCCGGTTACGACTTTCCGAAGCCCTCATGCCCTCAATGCTTCTTTTTCCAATGCCATACCGTTCTTTTAACTCCTCGCAGCAGAACCGACGTAAACGAGAGGGGAAACCTTTCTCCTCAATCAGCTTAAAGAAAGATTTCTTTGGGTGCATTATCTGAACTTGTGGATAGTTTTTCTTTATAAAGTTGATTGTTCCGGGTGGGTCTACTGTAGTATTGGCATATATTGCATCATATACAATGCCCGCACGTTCGGCAAGGTCAAGTATGACGACGCTATCTTTTCCACCTGAAAAGCCAAGATTTAGAGGCTTATCCTGATATATACTTCGAAGGAAGTCTATTGATTGTTGTTCTTTCTTATCCATTTACTCTATTTCTTTTATTCCGTTCCCGATTGTCTTCCGAAACACACATTTTGCACCATGATG